CCGCCTTCTAGATTGTTAAGGACAATCTAGCCTTCCCAGCAGAGCAACGCTCTGCTACTCTAAGGACCAAAGGTCCAGAGAGTCCATTCGGGTAACACCGAAGGTGCTACCGTAGCGTCACCCACCGCTCACAAAGCTGGTGGACGGCGCCGTCGGACGAGACGTAGTCCTCAAAGGGGACACCGGTTTTCCGGTAGTCCTCCTTAATGGACGTGATTCTCGACTTGCACCACGACATGTGATATCTCAACATGTCGCTAGCCACTGGGTCGTAGTGGGAGGAGTGACTACACAAATAGCACTTCTCGCGCCCTACAAGGCGCTTCACCCTGCACTTCTTGCAGGAGAAATCCACACGCCTCAGACAGGCCCCCTTCGCTTGTCGAACGAAGAGGTCCTTGTTAAACCGGGTCTTCACACGAAAATTCGTGGGAGATCCTATAGTGTTTAACTGGCTAAGCCCCTCTCCAAATATTGGATAGGGGGACTCTCTTAGGAGCTGCCTGACCAAGAAGGCTCTGGTCAGAAGCATTCCTTTTAAGAGTAGCTCGTTGCAGAGCTGGGTGTAAGTCTCGAAGGTCTCTGGAGTCCGCCTTTTATCAAGGCGGCGGAAGTTACGTGGCAGCTTGACGGGTGTTACATCAACACCGCCAATCGCTTCCACACCGCATGATTCCCGGTAGCAGAAGGGTGCATTATTCATGCAAGTCTTCTCCTGATTGGGAGTGAAGCCTAATTCGCGCAAGACACGACAAATCGTGTCAGCGAATTGAGTCTCACATGCGATGTCATCCCCGTAGACACTGTATCCGCGGCAATAGCCACGGTATCCAGGCCTGCGGCCCGACTTCCGGTAGACATACTCGCAAATGCTAGCGAATATTATCGACTCAATGGGAAAGCAAACTGCACTTCCCATTGTAGCGAAAATATTCATTCTGCGGCAGCTGCCGGCATAGTGTACCCACCTCGAACGGGTGGCGTACAGCCAGCTTCGCAGCCACGGAATCTTCGCAAATGCGCGTCTCACCAAGCTCCAACGGACTGAATCAGACGCGGCTGACAGATCGATTGTCGAGATTGTTCCCGATATCGATCCAGCTAGCGCCAACTCTCGATTGCGCTCCTGATGAAATATTGGAATCATCGGGAGATTGCGATCGATGTGTGCGTATAGCACGTCCTTAACAGCCTGCTGGTAGTATTGCATCTCTACTGTCTCGAGAGCAATACATCTCCGCTTCAGTGCGGTCTTCGGCACCGTCATGAGGGTGACAAACCTCATTCCTGGTGAGTGAAGGCGCGCGGTATCCGGGACGTAGTCCCGTATATCGTACCCGCACTGGAGGTAAGCGTGGCGATCCATCATATCATATCCTATAAAGGACTGTTTTATGAGTGGGTCGCAACGCCCGGCATCTGCCGTTGAGCCACCACCGTGGTTACCAAAGGTTGGCTTTTCACAGCCTTTGAACCACGTTGCGATGATCAACGACAGCTCTTCTGGTATTGAAGAGCTAATGGCCGCTGCCGCTGCGTCGTTGCGTTCGAAGAACGCTTCGACATCAGCAGTCTCATCTGTATCGATTAAGCATAACCGATTCAGAAAGCAGAGTGCTTGATGAAGCAACCGGAAGTGGACATACTCGGATGGTTCCAGAAGAAGCCGCTGGAGTTCCCTCCAGTAGGGCCGAATGAACCATTTGCCAAGGTGGCACTGTTTAAAGGTGCCGCTCAAATCAGAAAGATCGCTAGAATAGTATAAGACTATGCTAGAGTCCAATGATTTGAAAGCCTTAGCAACCTCAGAGACGTCATAGGAAGCAAGTCGTCTGACATACTTCATAGCGTCTTCGAGGGCCAAGAAGTCCACATCAATGAGGAGTGCCGTGAACGCCGTATATGCTTCGGCAAGAGTCAAAGCATCACGACGAGAGCACGGCAGCCCGGCATTGACCCATGGGACGTGATCCAGAAAATCACGCTGTTCGCTGAGGCGGCTAAGCCGCCTCTCCATGTTGATCGACACAGATATCCCCTCCTACGAAATCAAACTAAAGATTTCGGCAGGAGTGCCCCTCTCAACAAAGAGTTGAGACGAGGGCCGGGAGCTGTGCCGCCCTGTTCATAACAGGCGCCGACAAGGCGGCAAAACGCCGTATTGAGAACTTCAACAGTGATGTTCTCATTGTTCGGAACTGCGATGACAAGGTGTGCCTTGACAGGAAGGTTGATGGCATTACCATCAGCATCCTGTGTAATCAAGACATCATTCAACTGGACCAGAGCGCTCGTGCCAGATTTCACGCTGGCGTAAGTGCCCGGTTCGATCCCTGTACCGGAATAAATATTCGATACACGATCGACAGCGAACCTAATGGTTTCCGGGGTTCCGAATGGGGACTTCTCGTTGACGATGTAAACCTCGTTTCCAGCTTTCTTGCTGGACTCGCGTTTTGCAAAGTCAGCAGAGAAGTTAATTGCGGCCGGAGAGAGATCTCCTACCGTGACCCCAGTCGTGTCGTTGTAGTTCCAACTGTTAGACATGATACATGTCCTCCTTTCTACACGGTTTAAACCCGTGTCTCAGCGAAAACGCTGAACGGCTAGGCATAGAGTATCTATGCCATGCTTGATAGAAAGTCCCGACAGCATGCGCGTTGGCAGCTGCGCGACTCGGCGCGAGAGGGTAGCCTGAGAGAGTATACTTCTAGTGAAGTATACATACTTAAGGCTACCCCCCCAATTGGGAGGTAAAGACAACTCCATTTCCGACTTGACTGTCTGAACGGCCGACTGAATGGGATAAACCCATGCAGCTGCGGACGTATCAAGACGCTCAAGGTAATCACCCACTGGTACAATCCAATCGACGACAAACGAGTATGGGACAAAGTCCCACATGTTTGACAACGATGGGAGTGCATCCAGTGACGACGCAGCATGAAGTAGGCTGCGCTCGGTGAGAGGTCGCTCTTTCGAATAGATGGTTAAACCATACTTATGCGAAATGCGATCGCCCCATGGAGTTGTATCGCTGCCTGAAGATCGAGAATGCGTTCTTCGAATGTCGCCCTTAAAAGCGGCTTTCTTATACCGTCGGGCGGCTGCGAGGATCTCTTTCGTATCCTCATAAAACAGCCTAAACCCGAATCGGTAGTTTAGCCAGAAGTCTGGCCAAGCTGACGGATTCTTGATCTTCTTCAGGGATCGTCTCAACTTCTTCGCGTCTGACACTAAATGTGTCAGATCGCGCGTGTAGGCTAACGAATTTATCGTAACCTCTTGAAGATGATTGAAACCTGAAACAGCGGCATCGGGGAGCGCGGACTCGGCGAAGCGATCATGCGCTAAGATCAGCTCCGCCTCTGTGAAGATTGTGGGAAGTATCCCACGTGCTTCATCAAAGGCGATATGCGGATCCTCGCGCACGATGGTCATCTCCGAAGTCCGATGGACCTCGATATTGAAGGATAACCTTGAGGCTCTTCCAGCATCGGTGTAATCACCGATTACATTGAAGTTGAAAGAGCCCTTGGATCCTCCACTGCCGGTGGCGGTGAGATTCTTTGGTTCGACGTTATCGCGTCGGGCCACGAATTGCAATCTAGCGTGAGCGGAAATAAATCCTCCGTCATTGCAGGTTGCTTTCACCTCTCCGTTGACTAGCTGGTATGCCGGCCATAGACCTGGCCATTGGTCAGATCCGGCTGGTATCACCCAGTCTAGTTCGGAACCACGAAATGTTGGTGCAGTCTGGTAAGCTTTTACGCTTCCCGTCATAGCGCAGCCAAGGCGACCTGTGACCTTGTCTCGGAGTCTCGCTTCAAACTGAGTATTTGATGCGTACTTCCTCGACTCGACTACATATCGCGATGGTATGCGAGTGACGGATCCACTGTAGTGGAAATGGGAGCAACTCCTATTTCCGAGTGCGTCTCTCGGTCCGGCCGTAGGCCGGTGTCCGAATTCGGCGTCAAAGTCTATTGGGAATCCTTCGGGGTTACCCCCGATGAACCCCCATGAGAG